AACAGTGGGTACAAACATGGAATATTCCGTTATCCATGAGTATGGAGGCACTATAAGACCAAAGCATAGTAAATACCTAGCAATCCCATTAGACGCTGCTTTAACAGCAAAGGGAGTAGCAAGAGGAAGACCAAGAGATTTTAAAGATACGTTCTTTGCGGTGTCTAAAAAAGGCAATTTAATTATGTTCGGAAAGAGTATGGGAAAAGTAGTGCCATTATTTGCTATGAAGAAAGAGGTCAAAATACCAAAGAGACCATATATGAAACCAAGTTTACAAGAAAAGGCAGGAGATATTATAAAATTCTTTAGTGAAGATATTCAGAAATATGTTGAGAAGATTTGGAGGACAGCGTGAGTAAACCTGAAACCGTATTTACAAACGCAGTTAATGTATTAAAGGACGCTCAGAAATCGGGTAGTAATTTATCTTATGTTAGAAAAGTATTTGAAGGATGGAGAGATAATATACCCAATAGCCAGATACCTTGTATTATTGTTGAGCCTTCTGATTTGAAAGAGACTATCCCGTTCTTTGAAGAAGAATCTGAATTGTATTTTGGGATAACAATAACAGCGATAGTACAAGTGTTCGATAAAGACAAACAAATAGTAGGTGATACAAGGCATAAGGGGATATTAGATATATGCGAGGATATTAAAAGGACTTTTGGAGGTGATATTTATTTAAGTGATTCAGTAATGACAATTCAATTTCCAGATACAAGTTTCAATTATACATCATATCCTTTGAGAGGGGTAGAAATAACAATGCTATGCAGACTTAGAACTAAATACAAAACCAGAGTATGAAGGAGGAAATTATGAATAAAAAAGAGAAAGTAAATTTAAAACAGGGAGGTGAATAAAATGTATAGAAGTAAATTAGCGACAATAGGGGTACAAACAGAAGATAGTTACGGCACAGAGAAGGCGGTAACAGCAAGTGAGTTGTTTTTAGCAAGGGATATTGTGGTTGCGCCAGAGGGGGACAAGATAGATAGGAATTTGCAAAGATCCTTTCTCGGAACAATGCCTCACATAATCACAAGAGAAAGAGTGCATATGACGTTTACAACAGAGATTAGGGGTGATGGTAGCAAGCTAAAGGCTTTGTTTCTGGCTTGTGGTATGGAGGAAACAGGAGATGTTTACACTCCGGTTAGTGGTAGCTTTAGCAGTGCAACTTTGTATGCTTATTTTGGTGGTAAGCTATACAAGTCTCTAGGAGTAGTTGGGACGTTTGAGGTTGTATTAGAAGCAGGAGAACCCGGACTGATTAATTGGGATTTGTATGGGCTTTATAGCATTCCAACGGACACAGAAATTGTAGCTGGGGATGACTATGAGAGCTTAGTACCTCCAACAGTAGAATCAAGCAAGTTTACTATTGGAAGTTATGCAGGGATAGTACAGGCGATAAATGTAGCTATGAATAACGAGGTAGTGCAGAGGCTTAATGTCAATGCGAGCTGGGGTATTGAGGGCTATATAGTAGCAGATAGAGCAGTTGCAGGTAGTTTGAACCCAGAGGAGGTTACAGAGGCTACAAATAGCTTTTGGACTGACTGGCAGGATGGAAACAGCAAGGCTCTTTCAGTTACAGTTGGAAGAACAACTGGGAATAAGTATAGCATAGCTTGTCCGGTTGCAATGTATGACAGCATAGGTGCTGCGGATAGAGAAGGTGTAAGAGTTTACGAGATGCCCGTTAGCTATCATATCAGTAGCGGTAATGACGAAATTACGATTTCGTTTATCTAAGGAGGCAATGAGTAATGGGACTATTTACAACGAAAGAAGTCAAAGAAGTTGAAGTTGACGGAGTTAAGGTCAGGATAGGCAAGTTGACTGGAGATGATGAGGATAGATTACAGGACTTAGCTGGTGAGTTTAAGGTTGTCAATGGCGAGGAGAAGTTTGTATTGAGTTCAGCTAAAATGAGAGCTGAGAAATTACTACTTGCATTGACGAAAGAGGGTTGTGGATGGGGCGAAAAAGAGCCTATAACAGCAGGTAGCATAAGAAAGCTAACTAAGTCAGCAAGGAACAAACTCTGTGAGGAAATAGACAAGCTGGAGGCAGTAGAAAGTAAAAAAAAAGACTTGCCAGTATAAGGAAGGTGTTGCGAGGAGCGAGAGGTCTGACAAAGTTTGATGAGGAGATTGTATCAGATATGAATATTTGGAGAATATGCAAAGAATTACACAAGTTGCCAAGTGAGGTATTAAGCGAGCCAAATAGAAACATAGAATTAATGCAAATGATTATCGGAGAAGAAAAATGACCGCAGCCGAGTTAAACTTAGTTATTAAAGCAAAGGATCAAAGCGCAAAGACTTTTACAGCTATGAAAAGTCATTTTAATAGATTAAAAGCCAATGCAAAGAAAGTCGGACAGGCTATGAATAGAGCATTAGGCGCTGGGCTTCGTAAGACAATGGATTTAACTAAGAAAGTAATGATCGGAATGGCTATTGCTATCGCAGCAGTGGCAGCAGCAGTTGTTAAATTAAGGAATGGTGCAAAGACATATATCTTACAAATAGATAAAATGACAAAAGTAACTGGCATGTCTACTGAAGAGTTTACTAAGTTTGCTTATGCAGCAGAACAGGAACATGCCTCACTTGAAACTATAGCAAAAGTGCTTCCTGTATTATCTAAGTATATGGCTTATGCGCAACAGGGAATGGAAACATATAAGAGAGAATTTGATAAAATGGGCATTAAGGTTGTTGATGCTAAAGGAAAGTTAAAATCTACCTATCAAGTTCTTTTAGAGATGTCTGACTTTATGGGGAAAAAGGGGTCAAATGATACTGAAAAATTAGCGATTCTAATGACATTACTTGGTAGGCGTGGAGCAGAGATTAAACCACTATTAATGATGGGGAGTAAATGGTTCAAAAAAATGGGTAAAGAAGCAGAATATTTAGGGATAGTATTAGATGAGAAAACAACTAAGGCTATAAAAAAGGCTGATGATAGCTTAACAATGCTTAAAAAGGCGTTTCTTGGTGTTGGAATAGCTATTATTAAAGCAATAGAACCAAATATAGAACGAGCGCAAGACGCTCTTCTTAAATATGTTATAAATGCAAGAAAGTGGATAGATGCACATAGGGAAGATATTATAAAGAAACTAAGCGATGCTTGGGTTAAAGTAGAACAAGTAATGAGAAATGTATGGGGATTTATGAAGAAAATGATGGATGCTAAGTGGAGAGCAGACCAATTTGAAAAGATTAAGGATGCGTTTCAAAAGATGGTGCCTTTTATAAAAGCTCTTGCATGGGGAATGGCAACTATTGCAGTAGCAACTAATGTCTGGTTGATAAAATTATTAGCGATAAAAGGTTTATTAGAAACAAGTTCAAAGATACAAAATTTTCTTCGTCTACAGCAAGCTGAGTATCTTAATAAACTTTCAGGAGAAGCGAGGGAATTAGCTAAAACAGTTGCAGAACAAAGGAAGCAAGCAACTACACTTGAAGAACGAAACAAGTTAACAGAACAGTATAATAAACTAACAAAATCAGCAGAAGAAAATGCAAGAAAAGCTGCTGAACTTGCACAAAAAGTTATTGAGAAAGGCAGACCAGCTGTCTCTGTTTTAGAAATGGCAAAGGATCCAACGAAAGAAATAAGAGAGGGAATGGAAAAATTAAAAGAGATAGCAGGATTCGCACTTGAGCCTATTAAACAACATTTTAATAAAGAAAAAGGCATAAATACATTATTAGAAGAAAGAAAAAAGATATACGATATTTTACAGAAAGCAAGAACAAAAATACCTGCGGAAACAGGCAGAGTAAAAATGTTGGGTAAAGAAACAGTATTTACCAAAGAAAAACCTGCTGGAATGCCAGCAGAACAGTTTGACAAAACAGTAGCAGAAGCCAAAGCACAAAATCAAGCATTAGATAGTTTAAAAACAGCAACAGAGGGTATGCTGGGTGATTTAATACAAAACTATAAAGACGGCAAGATTGGAATAGACGGATTGGCAAGTGGTATTGCGAGTTATGCTGCTAAAGCAAACAGTCTAAGCAACGCACAGACAAGCGTTCTTAGTCAAGTTATTAGTGTGGTTAAAAGTCTCACAAGTAAGACAAATGCACTTGCAAAAACAGTTAGTAGGCAAGCATTAAGTATAAAACAATTAGCAGGACAAGGAGCAGGATAATAAAATGGCAACTTCAACAGTGTATTTTGGGACTGATTTAATCAGTAGCGTAGGTATGAGTACAGGATATAGCGCAGATGGTGGCGGTGCTACATTGAGGGTAAAATGTGAA